GTTTGCGCGGGCCCCCGGCCGTGCCGCCGGCCCGCGGCAACTCGCGGTGCGCGTCGAGATGCCGCCCGACGTGGGCATGGACTGGAACGATGTGTTGATGGCGGAGCGGATGGCAGCATGACCGGCTGGGCAGAATGGGGTGAGGGGCACTGACGATGGCGGACGCAACGACCGAACTGCTGGCGGAACGCGGCAAGACGCACGGCCTGTTCTCGGAGCACGCGCTGATTACGCAGACGCTCAAAGCGGCGATGCACGACGCGGTGAACTGGGATCGCTGCACGCTGTCGCAGCGGGAAAGCCTTGAGATGATCGTCCACAAGATCGGGCGCATCTTGGCCGGCGACCCCAACCACAAGGACCACTGGGACGACATCGCCGGCTATGCGCGCTTGGTGGCCGACCAGATCGCCGAGGGGCACTGATGGCGCGAAAGGGGAAGCGAGGAGGCCGGAAGAAAATGCAGAACGTCGCACGCGAGCCCAACGGCCGCCCCTCGAGGCGCAAGATCCACGCCCAGGAGCGCGAGGACATGAACCAGCGAGAAGCCCAGTCCGTAGCGATCGCCGCCCGCATGCGCCACACGGGTCTGCCCGAGGCCGTCGTCAGCCTCAACCATGCCGGCCGACCGAACGCCGGCACCATGCACGGCATCATGTGCCTTCGCGGCGACCTCAGCCGCGAGCAGTGGGATGCCGCCGAGTGGTTCATCGGCAAGCGTGCCGCATGGCTTCGCGCCATCCAGGGGCCGTCCCAATCGACAGGGCCGCAGCCCGGCGGCGACTTCGACGAGACGGCGCATTCCGACTGGTGCGCGAAGGCGCGGGCGATGTGGGACGCCGTGCTCGACTGCGTCCAGTCGGCGTCAACGGAACACCGCAGCCCGCTCATGGCGGCGCTCGACGTGTTCCTCATCCGTGACCAATACGTCGAGCACATGGCCGGCGATCTGCGTGTCGCGCTCAACGCGATCCATCGGCGCTTCTTGGCCGGGCAGCGGAGAGCCGCTTGACGCGATTCGCGAACCGGTCCATATGTCACCCACTCCACATTCGGAGATTTGCGCCTCGCCGGGGAACCGAGCGGGGCGTTTTGATTCCAGCCCCAGCACATCGCCGGTCATGCTTAACGACAAGCAGAAGCGCTTCGTCGCGGAATACCTCGTCGACCAGAACGCGACGCAGGCCGCGATCCGCGCCGGCTACAGCGAGAAAACCGCCAAGCAGATCGGCGCTCGGCTGTTGACCAATGTTGACGTCGCGGCAGCTGTCGCCAAGGGACAGCAGAAGGTGGCAGCGAAGCTCGAGATCACCGTCGAGCGCATCGCCGAGGAGCTGGCCAAAATCGGCTTCTCCAACATGCAGGACTACATGCGGGCCGGCGCGAACGGCGATCCCTATCTCGACTTCTCCGCGATCACCCGGGACCAGGCGGCGGCGCTGTCCGAGGTGACGGTCGAGGACTTCAAGGATGGCCGCGGCGAAGACGCCCGCGACGTGCGCCGGGTGAAGTTCAAGCTTCACGACAAGCGGGCGGCCCTGGTCGACCTCGGTAAGCACCTCGGCATGTTCCGGACGCCGGGCGACGCGCCGGACAACCCGGTCCATACGGCGGACGTGACGGACGATCGGCGCCTGGCCGCGGTGGCGCTGATGGCGGCAAGGGCAGTGAAGGCCGATGCAGGCAACGGAGGCTCTTGACCGCTTCGTCAAGTCGCTCGACGCCAAGGGGCGCGCGGAGCTCGACGCGCTGATCGCGCCGGAGCTGTCGCAGCGCTGGCTGCCGACGCCGGGCCCGCAGCTGAATGCCTACCTGTCCGATGCCGACCTGGTACTGTACGGCGGCTCGGCCGGCGGCGGCAAGACGGACCTCCTCCTCGGCATCGCAACCTGCGAGGCGCGGCGCTCGGTCATCTTCCGGAGGCAGCACGTCGACTTGCGCGGCCTCGAGGATCGGCTGATTGAGATCATCGGCGCCGATGCCGGGTACAACCGATCGGACAAGGTCTGGCGCGGCGACGGCCGCGTGGTCGAGTTCGGTCACCTCGAGAAGCCGGGCGCGGAGCTGTCCTGGCAGGGGCGGCCGCACGACTTCATCGGGTTCGATGAGGGCGCGCAACTCGGGGCCGCCAAGGTCAATTTCGTCCTCGGCTGGCTGCGCTCGGCGACGGGCCGGCGTTGCCGGGCGATCATTGCCACCAACCCGCCGATCGGCGGCGAGGGCATCTGGCTTCTCGAGTGGTTCGCGCCTTGGCTCGACCCGCTGGTCCCGAAGCCGGCCAAGCCGGGCGAGCTGCGCTACGCCGTCGTGCTCGGCGACGGCGAGGAGATCAAGACGCACTGGGTCGACGACGCGGCCCTTGCGACCGACGACAGCGGCCGGAAGTGGGTCGAGATCGAGGGCGAGCGCTACTACGCCTTGTCCCGCACCTACATCCCGTCGCGGCTCGACGACAACCCGTACCTCCGGGACACGAACTACCGGGCCCAGATCAACGCCATGCCCGAGCCTCTGCGCTCGCAGCTCCTCCACGGCGACTTCCTCGCCGGTCGGAAGGACGGGGAGATGCAGATCATCCCGTCCGAGTGGGTGCGGATGGCTCAGGCCCGGTGGGAGGCGAACAAGGACCGGCCGCGAGCGCCGATGCTGCACATGGGCGTGGACGTCGCCCAGGGCGGTTCTGACACGTCGACGGTGGCGCCTCTCCGCGGCGTGCGGTTCGACGAGATCGACGAGCGGCCGGGCAAGGAGACGCCGACGCCTGTCGAGATCGTCCAGCAGATCTTCCGGCTCCGGCGCGACGATGCCGGGATCACTGTCGACCACGGCGGCGGCTATGGCGGCGGGGTGTCCTCGCACCTCAAGACGCACAACCAGATCACGACCCATCCGTTCGTACCTGGCGCCGGCAGTGGCGGCCGGACGCGGGACGGGAGCCTCGGCTTCAAGAACCTCCGCGCCGAGGCGTGGTGGAAGTTCCGCGAGGCGCTCGACCCGCAGAACCCGGACCACGAGCTAATCGAGCTGCCGCCCGACTCGAAGCTCCTCGCGCAGCTCACCGCGCCCAACTGGAAGCCGGTCGGTGACGAAATCCAGGTAGAGGGCAAGGACGACATCCGGAAGCGCCTCGGGACCTCCACGGACCGCGCGGACGCGGTGATCATGTGCTGGTTCCACCGCAAGAAGTCGCTGATGCGGAAGGTCGGCCAGCAACAGGCGATCCGGCGCTCGGCGCCGATGCGCAACCCGATCGGGAACCGATGATGCTCGGACTTCGCGCCAACCTCCACCAGTGCCAGCCGGGCGACGTGATCAACTCGCCGAAGGGCGAGCCCATGTACGCCGAGCCGAAGATCCACGTCGCGGGATGGGAGGCGCACGCCTTCCTGCTCAAGGGCGCTCCGGTCGGCGTGCTCGTGCTGCGGCCGGGCCAGAACGAGCTGCGCTACTGCGACCGCGAGGGGATCGTCCATCGCGAGCCGGTCCACGGCGGCACCTACGAGGCGCTGATGATGGCCGGCATCAAGCGCATGGCCGAGCTGATTGCCACGTTCCTCGGCGAGCGCCATCCGCTGGCCGACATGCCCAGCGCCGGCGCGGCCTGACGGAGAACGATGATGGTCCAGGTCATCCGCCGCAATCCCGATGGCACGGTCCGCGCGATCGAGAACGCTGGCGCCGGCTCGGGCGCCAACTCGCCGCTGAAGCAGTTCAAGGCGGTCATCCAGGGCTTCGCCGATCCGAAGGACGTGTCGAAGGACGCCCAGAAGGCACTGGCCAAGCTCGACGTGAGCGAGATCAAGTACAAGGACCTCGCCAAGTTCGGGCTCGACAAGTCGCTCTCGAAGGACCAGTTCCGCGAGTTCAAGGGCCTGTTCAAGGACGCCCAGAAGCAGAACGGCAAGGTCGACAAGGTCGGCAAGAAGGAGATCAAGGAGCTCGCCAAGTTCGCGCAAGGCGCGGTGGTCGATGCGAAGCTCGACGACATCCAGAAGGACGTCGACCAGCTCATCCCCGACGTGCCGGCGGAAACCATCCAGCGCGGGGCGCTCGCGCAGCTCGACATGAGCCTCTTCGCGCGGCGGTCCGTCGACCGGGCGCGCGGGGTCCGCGGCGCGGTGAGCACGTCGGTGCGTGGCGCGAGCGGCTACGGCCAGTCGCTGGCCCGGATCAGCCTCGGGGCGATGTGAATGGCGATCGTCCAGGACTTCCTCGACCGCTTCTCGCGGCTTGCGTCCGACCGCGCACCGTTCGAGTCGCTGTGGATGGAGAGCGCCGCCTACGTGCTGCCGAACGCCGAGCGCTACGACCGCATGTTCGCATCGGGGGTCGGCGGCGATCGGCTGGCGACGGTCACCGACACGGTCGTCCAGACGCCGGTGGCGGCCGAGCGGACCCGGGACATCTTCGACCAGACCTCGATCTGGGCGGTGAACCGCGGAGCGGCGGGCGAATTGTCCCTCATCACGCCGCAGACCGGCACGTGGCACGACCTCGGCTTCAGCGATCCGTTCGCCCCGGAGCCGAACGATGAGGCCAAGCGCTGGCTGGAAGGGACGCGGGACTACCTGTTCTCGACGCGGGCCAACCCGCGCTCCGGCTTCTGGCCGTCCCACAAGGCGGCGCTCCGCTGCAAGTGGGCTTTCGGCACGGCAGTGATGTTCATCCGCGATGCGGTCAACCCGTCCGTCTCGGCGCCGATCAGCTACGTCTACATCCCGCTCTCGGAGAACTACCTCGGCACCAACTTCGAGGGCCTCGTCGACACCAACTACCGCCTGTTCACGTTGAGCGCGCGCCAGGCCGTCCAGCAATTCGGCAAGGACAGGCTGTCCTCCAAGATCGTCGAGATGGCGAACGACGAGAAGCAGAAGGACAAGCCGGTCACGATCCTTCACGCCGTGCAGCCGCGCGAGGACGCCGGCCGCTATGGCAGCACCAACCGCAACAGCCCGATCTTGTCCTGCTAGATCGCGGTCGACCAGAAGCGCATCATCAGCGAGAGCGGGTTCTTCGAGTTCCCGTATCGGGTCGACCACTGGGAACGCACGTCGACGCGGCCCTACGAGGAAGGGCCAGTTTCGCTTTGCCTCGCCGAGATCAAGTCGCTGAACGAGATGGCGAAGTCGGAGCTGATCGCTTCGCAGCAGTCGGTCGACCCGCCGGTAATGACG